CAGCTCCGCCCGCTTCGCAGCGAATTCCGTTAGGATCGCGAATCTTGTCTCCTCCGCGCCTGCCAGGATCGTCCCGCGCGCTTTCTGTTCATTCACGAACTTGTCGAATGCGTCGAGCCTTGCCTCCCTTTCCGTGGCCAGGGTGGCGAGCGTGACCGTCGAAGTCTCCACCATGGCTTCCCTCAGTCCGGCCATCGAGAGCGTGGCCTCCTCCTGGGCCTCCGTCTCGGCGACCAGCGAGGCCCTCGCGGCATCTGATGCCGCCTTCCTCTCCTTCTTGGCCTCGAGCGACCGGATATCAGCGTCCAGGCTCTGGAGCATGGTCAATAGTGACCTCGCGTCCGCGTCCTGGACGGCCTTTGAGAAGGCGATGTCCTTGACCTTCTCGCCTCCGAGTTCCCGGAAGATGGCCAGCTCCTTCCCGAGAAGTGCCTGGAGTTCGACCCTAAGTCCCTTCTCCTTCTCCTGTGTGGCGGCGAACAACAGCCCTGTCTTGTCATTGGCCTCTAGTTGCGCCCTGACCGCCGCGTACCGCTCACCCAGGACCTTCACCTCATCGGACAGGGTGAGCGTCTCCTGCTTGGTAAACGTCGCCACGAGGTTCCTGAAAGCCTCTATCACGAAGTTGATGGATGGGAGGAGGAAGATTCCGAGCTCGCGCCCGAGGGCCGTGACCTGCAGTTTACTCACCGCGAGGGCATCGGACACTTGGTCTGCTGCCTTGGCGGTCGAGTCGGAGAATGTCAGCCCGAGCTTCCGGGCCTCGATCTCGAGGTTCGCAAGTCCCTCCCGCCCCTGTGAGAGGAATGGGATGAGCGCCGTGCCAGATCGTCCGAACAGGTCGGTCGCCAGCGCTGTCCGCTCGGTGGCGTTCCCCATCCGAGCGAACTTGTCGGCGATCTCAGGCAATAAGGCCCCTGTCGTCTTGAGGTTTCCCTGGGCGTCAGTCACGGCGATGCCGAGCTGTACGAAGATCCTCTGCGCTTCCCCGACCCCCCGATTGGCCGCCTCGGCCTGGTTCGCCAAGGTCCTGAGCCCGACCTCGACCTCGGCCAGGCTCGACCCGGACTGCACAGCCGCGAGTTCCAGGGCGACGATGGTATCAATCGCCACCCCGGTCCGCTTGCTCATGTCCCCGATGGCGTCGGTGGCCTCCAACCCTGCGATGGCGAAATCCCCGATGGACTTGGCCGCGCTCAGGGCCTGCTTGGCGATATTGATGAACGCCGCCGCGCTGATGATATCGAGTTTGCTGGTGGACTTCTCGATGCTCTCCAGCTTGTCAGTGGCTTTGTCAATGATCTCGTAAACGACCTTGACGTCCCGGTCAGCCATTAAGAGACCTCATAGAGCATCCCGAGCACGGTCGCGGTCTTGTCGGCCTTCTTGTCCTTAAACACGATCCCCGCTGACTCCCGGCGCCTGAGTGTCCCCTCGACGAGGACCTGGAAGCAGAAGGCGAAGTCCCTGAATGACCATGCCCTGATCTCATGCGGCGGCACCCTGTACGCCCGCGCCACCCGGTCCACCGCTGGCAGGCCCGTCTTCCTGATGAAAGGACGCTTCGGCGACCCCGCCCGCGCCGAGTGAGAACTTCTCGACCGCTCGCTGTAAGGCGTAGAGGTCGTCATGCAAATCGTCAATGCAAAGTTCGCCATCCGCCTGCATGGTCAAGTGAATCCTTGGCCTCACGACGCTCTTGCAGATGAGTTCATTGAGCCATGCTTCCTGCGCCGTGCGGTCCTTGATCGCGAGTCTGAGCCTGGCCTGGACCTCCGCCGGCCCCTCCCCTGGTTCCGGGTATCCGATGACCTCCAGGGCCCTGAGTTTCCGGATCTGCACCATGAGCCCGGACGGAAGTTTCACGTCCAAGCGGTTCCGCTTGTGGAATTCTTCCGCGGTCGCGTATCCGTTGTTCTGGCTCATGGGATGGCCTCCTTGAGCGCCGACAAAATGCCCGTCTTGACCGCCCGGTCCATCTCCGGCAGGGTCCGCTCCAGCATCCTGACGGGCTTCGTCCCGGGGTGGTTCACCTTCCGGGCGAACACCAGGAGCGACGACGTGGCCTTCTTGAGCGGCTTCCCGGTCGTCTTGCTCACGGTACGGAATACTCTACGACCTTTCGAGGACTCGAACACGAGGAATTTTCCCTTCTTGGGAAGGATAACGTGCGGCTTACTCCCGAACTCCACAGGCGCCGCGTAGGCCACCGGGTTGATTAGCTCGAACCTGATCGGCCCCGTCTTCCTGAAGCCCCGCGCCCATCCCTTCCGGAGCGTCCCGCCGAACTTTGGGGCCTTGGGGGTCCGCTCAATCAACGGCCGTAGGGTCTTGGCCAGTCCCTGACCGACGTGCCTGGCATAGATGGTGATCTTCGCCGCATTTTTGAGGTCCTGGCGAACCTCCCGCAACGTGTCACCGGGAAGGCTGATCTTTAGCTGGTACGGCATCGCCGCCAGCCCTTACGTCGTCGCCTCGGCGTTGACGATGCGGAGCCGGACGCTATCTTGTGCGCCCGCCTCGTCGAAGAGTGCGCGGAATGGAATGGTGAGCCGCATGATCCCGGGTCCCGCCACTGTGGGGGTGACCCCGCCGAACTTCACGCGGAATAGATCAAGGGTCCACTTGTAGTTGCCGGCCAGGAGCACCGCCCCGGTGAAGTCGAGTTTGAGGGCCACGTCCGTCATGGCGGTGAATTTGTCATAGTTCGCCGCGATGTCCGCCGTCTCGTAGTCCTTGCTGAACTCCCCGGTCACCTCGCGCAGGCCGTCCCTGACGGGTTCCTTGGTGAGTTCGCTGCCGAGCTTCTGCCGGTCGCCTTTGAGGGAGTTGCCGATGCTCATGCTGAAGGCGTCAATGTCCGTCGCCACGGCGGCCACCGTAAAGACGCCTTGGTGGAACGGTATGAGCCGCTCTGTCGGGAACGTCGCCGCGCCCACGGTGAATTTCTCCTCGTCTTCGCACAGGAAGCCGAGGTTGACCTTGAGGACCTCGTTGACGTTGATGCTGAAGTCGCCGGTGTTGATCTTCGCGCCATGATACCGGAACCCCTGGATCGGCCTTCCGATCTCCAGGGTAAGTCCTATCGGGAGCGTATCTGCGAATGTGAAATCGTGCTGGAACCGTCCGGCCTCCAGCGTGGAGTCGGCCACCGCGCCGAACAGATGCTTGAACAGCCTGAGCTGGCCCTCCATGAACGCCTCGGCATTGACCTCGCCCGCCACGGCCTTGATCCCCTGGAATGTCGTGGATTGCGAGGCTCTCCGGAGGGATTCCTTAACGATGGGTTCCCGGCTAATCTGCAAGTTTTCGCTGATAATCTCGCTCCACTTGGTCGCAGCCAACGGCGTCCCATAGGTGACCTCTTCCGCGTGCCCAAACGTTGTGGGAAAACCTACTCCGACGGCCATGGCTTATCTCCCTCCCTTTTTGAACTCGATCCACACGTCCGGATGCAGAAGCGCTTTCGCCAATGCGTCAGGAAGCTCGATCGGGACGTCCTTCGTGAAATTGTACGTCTTTCCGCCCACGTCCACGGACCCCTCGTTGAGGGACCCGACATATTTGATCTTCATCGTAACCCCCCCTGGAACCGCTTCTGCGTGTCCACCACAACCTCGAATGCGTACTTGGACGCCCCGATCATCCCGAACGGCCTGATCGTGACGTTCATCAACTCCACCGTCGAGGCGAGGCCTGGGTCTGTGTCGAGCACGTCCATGACGAGTTCCGCGAGCCTGATTGCCGCGCGGACAGGCGTGGCCTCTGCGATGACCTCATCCGCTCCCGTGACGCACCGGACAATGATCCTCGGTTGAGCATCCCGCCTCTTCGGGAGGGATGTCCACGTCTCCCCCTCGTTGCTCTCAGGGACGACGATGAGACAGGGAGTGGAATTGGAAATATCTCTACTGTCGTCGTCGCCTTGGAAGATTTGCTTGACCATGCTGAGCGTCGAGCCCTGGGCGGTCGTGAGCTTTGCGACGACCGCATCGTAGATTGCGAGGTAAATTCCCACGTCATGCGGCCAGCACCATCCGGGCCCCGAGCGCCGTCGCCGCATATTCCCGCGCTGTGGCGAAGGTGACCGTCTGTTCCTCCCCGGCCGGGGTCACAAACGTCTTGCTGATGAGGAGGGCGATCGAGGCCACCATCTCGGTTGCCACCCCCTCGACATCAAGGGGGACGACCGCGAAACCGAACGTCCCTGTGATTTCGATCTTCTCCCGTTCCGTGGTCCAGAACCCCGTCGCGCTCACGATGGCCCCGGTGGACCGCTCCAGGAAGTAGTCCGTCCCCTCGACGAGGGTCGCCCCGTTCTCCTTGAGGAGCGTCAGCGTGATGATCGGAAACAATTGGAGCCCGATGTCCTCCTTGTCGTGGTAGATGAACAACCTCGTCTGCCGCTCCCTCGGGGCCTGGGTCTTGTAGGCCGTGAGGGTCCGCGTGTCGAACGGCCGACCGGCCGCCTGGTGGATGATGCTGGTCACCCAGGGGATGATCTGGTTGATCTTCCCATCGCTGTCGTTGTTCGCGACCGCGATATTCGCGAGTAGCTTGACCTTGGCCAGCGTCGTGAGGTCCGCCATGAGATGAAGCGGGGGCCCGAGTCGCCCCGGGCCCCCGCGATCCTAGTTTATCTCCGTCCGCGCCCGCGAACGCCCTTGTCCTCCGGCGATGCGTGCATGGCCTTGCAATCCTCGCACATTCCAAGCTCGATGAGCCGCGCGCCGCGCTCGTCCGAGACCTCGAACTCCGTCCCGGCGGGATATTTCTTGTCCTCGTTCACTTCCATAATCGCTCTCACTTTCATGGTTCTCCGCCTCCCTTATGTCGCCGGTTGCTGGTGCGGACGCGCCAGGACGAGGTCCACGCTCCTGGCGAAGCTGGCCGTGCCAGCCGCCACAGACCGAATCCGAATGAATTCCAAGCGCGCCACGTCGTCCAGGTTGACCCGGAGTTCCGTGATCGTGTTGTCCGCCGTTCCAAGTTTCTGCGGCAGCGCCCCGCTCGGGACGTCCGTGTAGGTGCCGCCGACCGTGGCCGACTCCTGCAATTTCACGTCGAGGGTGGCCGCGTCGTCGGTCGCGACGCCGATGCTCAACGCAATCAGCACCTCGTTGAATCCCCTACGGCTGACGCCGGTTCCGTCAATCGTCCCGGCCGCTTGCACCGCCGGCACGACGCCCTGCTTCAGGCTGGTCAGTTCTGCTATCGTCGCTCGATTTCCCATGGTCCCCCCCTCCTTATTTCACGCCGGTCAACTGCTTGTAGCTGTCAACCAGGCTGAGTCCCCCGTCCACGCGGGTGAACATTTTGAAGATAACTTGATGCTTCTCGAAGGCCCCGTTGCCCTCTGTGGTGCTCTCTACGGCCATCTCGCCGCGATCGAACCAGATGTAGTACGAGGTGTCCCCGAGGTAGATGATGCTCTCGTCGCTTCCCGCCCCGAGTGTCACGGGGATCTGCGGGATCTCCAGCACCGGCAACCCGAGCAGGGTCCCCGGCGCCTGTGGAGCCAGGCCGTCCAGGTACAGGAACCGGCCCTGCGTGTCCACCAGGAGCTCGATCTTCGCGATGACCGCGCCGTTGATCTTCCAGGCCGCGTCCATACGATACTCTTCCAGCAAGTCGCGCCGAACCTTGATGATGTCCGTCGCCGCCAGGGTCGCGCCCAGTTGCGCGCGCGCGCCGATCGCGGGGAGGTTGAAGCGCAGCCCGACCGGCTGTCCGCTCCCGCTCCCGTTGATGAAGACGTTCTGGAACTCCTTCCGCATGGCCTTCGCCATGACGGTGCTGAACCAGTCGGCTAAGGGGAAGCGGCTGTCCGCCACCACTTGCCGGCTCATCGGGACGCGGCCCAAGAGCACGTTCAGCTTGTAGGCCATGTTCTCGAACTTGATGGCCGTGGTACTCGGGTCAGAGTTCTCCGGCGTCCACGTCATCGTGGGGTCGGCTCCCTCTCGCGGGATGTTTCCTGATGTGCTTCCCACCGGCATGGTTGTCCACCGGGTCATGACGTGGTTCGGCTGCTCCCTCTTGGCGATAATCATGTCCGCCAGTTCGTCGGGCACCAGGAATCCGCCATCTTCGCCGACGCCGGTGTTGAGTTGCTTCACGGCCGCCTCGTCCTTGTGCATGACGGCGGTGATGAACTTCCGCGCGATCTCGTTGAGGTGCGAGCGATACCCGCGATTGATCTTATATTCCTTCACTGGGTCGAGGACCCCGCCGTCGGAGTCCGCGCCGAACCGCAATTTCCTCTCGGCGGTTTTCTTCTCGACGAAAGTCTCGACCTCCTTGATCTTGGCCATCAGAGTCTCTTCGGTCAGGCTCTTCCCGAGCTTATCCGTGATCTCCTTCTTCCAGTTCTCCAGCCCGGCCATGGTCTGCGTGAGATTGCCTTGGATATCTGCTACTGCCTTTGCTACGTCCATATTGCTATTCCCTCCTTATGTGCCCGTCAGGGCCATGACCGTCCGCGCCCAGCCGCTTGATGCGAGCTTGAGCGCCATGAGCGCGGTCTCATCGCGCAGCGATTCGATCGCCGCCGACAACGCCGCCTCAGTGTCATCTTGCTTGGTGACGGTCTGTTTAAGATTCTTGAAAAATTCCTTCACCTCATCCACGGAGGAGAATTTCAGCCCCCATCCCGCCGCGATCGCGAGCGCCGCGTGGTTCGCCGGAACCGGGACCGCGCTGATCTCCAGCAGCTCGACCTGCGTGAGCACGCGCTGGAGCTCGGGCCCGTATTTCTGGACCTCTTCCGCCGTGGGGTTACGCCACTCCAAGGGGATGTACCCGATGCTGAATCCGCGCATGAATCCGTCCTTGTAAAGTCCGTAGAGCTTTATCCCCTCTTCGGTCGGGGCGAACTGCACTTTGATTTGGAGGCCGTTCTCGACGACCTTCTCCTCAAGCGATCGTCCGATTGGAAGTTGCTCGTAATCGTGGGCCAGCAGTATGACGGGGTTCTTCCGGAACCGGTCCATGCGCTTCTCAAAGGCGTTCGGCAGAACCAGGTCGCCCTGGCGATCCACCACGGCGACGGACGCCATTGCGTCAATGATTCGCTCCTCGTCATTGACCTGCTTAACCTCAGCCCATAATTCCCCTGTGGCTTGAGGCTTGAAGTTCGGATCGCTCGGATCGAGTGGCTTAGGCACGCCTCGGTTGTATCAAAAAAAGTTTTGGTGTCAAGGGATTGTATAGAGGGGATTCCATACCACAACATTTAGAGCCTGGTTACTGCGTTTTCTCGGTGGTGTCCTTCGTGTCTTTTTTGTCATTCGATGATGCCATCGAACAGGATTTTAAAATATTGCTCACCGCACCCTCGCTCAACCCGAACCGCTCGGCGATCTCCATCGTGCGGATGCCCTCGCTCTTGAGCGTGAGAATTTTGCGGTTTCGCTCGTTCATCCAGTGGCGGCGCTGGGATCCCCAGGGCATCAGGCGGCCGGGACGAAGACGCCGGTGTGGTTCGGATGGAACTCGACCATTGGCGCCTCCGACGCTGGGACGCCGCGCGAGTTGCACCCATAGGTCTGTCCAGGGACGATCTCGTTATCCTCGCACCCGATGACGTCGAGCATCTGGATATCCACCTCGCGGTAGGCCGCGACGGCCGCCTGGTCGAAGGCCGCCGAGGATTCTGTGCGCGCGATCATCTCCGCGCGGAACTTCGTAGCCTCCTTGAAGACCCCCCGCACGCCCTTGTAGTCGTCGTCCTCTACGCCCGAAACGATCTGGTCGAGCGAGTATCCACGGTCCAGCCCGAGTCTAATTTCCTCGTCGAGGTTGCGCCTCGTGGTGTCGTTCACCCTCGTCACGCGGGTGGCCAGTCGCGCCCGGGCCTGCTGGATCGGGGGCGCGTCATCCTCTATGTTCGCGCCGGTGATCTGGTTCATCACGTCGAGCGTGAGGCCGAGGGTCCGCTGGTACTGCCGGTTCATCGCCGATCTGACTTCCGCATCTTGCTCCCGCCAATCGAACCCAGACGTCGGCGCCTTCGTCATGTGACCGTTCACGCCGCGCCTCGCCTCGGATCGGTCGAACGATTCGCGGAGGAACCTGACGATCTCAGGCTCCTGCGACCTGAAGATCCGGCGCATGTCGGAGGCGATCCCGCGCCCGACCGACGACCTGATCCTCCGCGAGAGGAGCAGGATTCGCGTCGCGCTTCGCCCGGCCTTGGTCTCAACTCCTCCCGCAGATTTATTATCGAAGAGAATGTCCTGCGCCCTCGGCTCCAGCGATCTCGCGGCGGGCGGCGATTGCGTCGCCGGTTCGACCGTGCCTTCCGTCCCGACCGGGATCGCCGTCAGCGGGAGGTACGTCTGGTCCATCCCGGGCTGTTCCAGGCGGGGGAGCTTGAGGATCTCCTCGCGGGCCTCGTTCGGGGTGATCGCGCCGATGGCGAAGAACCTCTGTGCGATCTCACTCCCCTGCACCAAGTCATCCTTGACGGGGTCCTCAAACTCGAAATGCAGGCGCGGGTCGAAGAGCCGCACGATCGCGGAGAAGGACGACGCGAGCCTGCGGCTGAGCGGCTTCACCGTCTCGCGCCGGAATGTCAGATCCTGCTCCTCGGAATTCGAGTAATTCGCGTTCTCAAGGATGCCGGCCTTCGCGGGTGGGACCCCGAACATCGCGAGGATTTCCTCACGGCTCAATTTTCGCTGCTGGAGGAATTCCATGTCCCTCGGGCTCAGACTGAACGGTTTAATCTCCGTCCCGGCATCCGCGAGGTAGATCCGGTTGGCATTTCTGAATCCGGAATGCTTCTCGTTGAACTCGTCCTCGAATCGCTTCCGGGCTGATTGGTCAAGCGCCCTGGTGCTGGTCACCACCATGGACGGCGCGGCCCCATGCTCGAACAGCTTCCAATTCCACTCGGCCGCCGCTATTTCGGTGTCATAGAGAACGCGCGCCGCCTCAATCTTCCCGAGGCCGAGCCATAGATCCCTCGGGTGCGGGAGTCGCGTGTGGATGATCTCATCCGCCTCGAAGGTCTGCTGGCTGCCGACGCCTCCGCCCTGCCGATACTCGTATCCCGCCACGAGGTTCTCCCTGCTCGGGATGATGATGATGTTCTGCGGGGGGAGAAGCCATAACTCTTGCGGGGTCCTCCCGCGCCCGGAGACGCGATCTTTCAATTGGTAATTGTTACCAGAAAGTAGGAGATAAAACACGATCGTCTCGATGTAGAGAATCCAATCCATATTCTCATTCGGGTTTAAGAATAATTCCTTGATGTCCCTGGCGCTCGTCACCTCGTTGCCATCCGCGTCGAGGATGAACCAGTCGAGGGCGCTGATGGACTCCGCGATGATCCGGCAGGCAGTGTAGACCCATGAGACGCGCTGGCCAGCAGAGAGGTAGCTATCGAACGCGGAGAAACGGCTCTTCGGCTGGAGCTGAATGTTGGTGAGGGTGAGGAGGGCGTGGGCTTTGGCCTCGACCTTCTCGTCGAGGTTCGAGGTCCTGGTAAGCCCGATCCGCGCGAGCGCGCGATCGGCGAGGGTCAGCGCAGGAGGCTGATGGGCGGCCCCGTTCCCTGCGACCGCCCTATCCACTCGTAATTGTGCGCGTGCCGGAAATGATCCGGTCCGCTCCGCATCCATTCATACCAGCGGTTGCCATCTCTATCTTCTTTTAGCACCTTCGCGGAATTTTTGCAATGGTCCGCGAACTCTTCGCACAAATTATTTTGCATGGGCAGGATGATACGCCCCTCCCGCAATTCTTCCCCGCTCGCGTCCAGCGAGAGGGTCCGGTCGGACTTGACCACGCCTTCGAGGCGATCAAACACGGGCAGCCCCTTGATCGAGTCCACGTAGTAGTTCAGGAACACCGTCCCATGGAACCGCTCCTGGAGCTTCCTCGCGTTCCGCGTCTCAGGGAGGGCGTCCACCACGAGGCGCCAGACGGAGAACCTGCGGAGGATGGGGTCGAGCTCCTCCCACTCCCGCAGGACGAAGAGGCGGGCCTGACGCCTGCCCTTCCCGGCGTCCACCCATTCCCTGGACTCCTGGTCCCATCTTTGCTCCGCCCATGTGATGACCAGGTGCAGATCCTTCCCCTGGTCGAGCCCCGCCGTACTCCCGACGACGGGCTGGTCCCGGTTGTCCACCGGAAAAAGCGCCTCCGACTTGCCGCAGAGCTTGAGGATCTCGGGGGCGGAGAACCCCCCCTCCCTCGCCTGGAACGGCAGGCCGAGGCGGGAGTTGTGGAACACGTCCTTGAATGGCGTCTCCCTCCACTCCCTCATGAGGGCCGATAGGTCCGTGGTCGGGGCGATGAGCTGGCTGATATGGTATCCGCTCAACTCCCGGTCCGGGTGTTCCGCGACCCATTCACCTTTCAAGGGGTCAATGGATTCGCGGCATTGGGGACAGATCAGCCGAGAAACAGGGGGGTCCCCTTGAATCTCCTTGACGGAATCCGGGAACGAAGATGCCACGTCTGACCATCGCGCGCAGGCTTGGCACTTGGTGAGCCACCGCTTCATGTCGGACTCCTGGAATCTTGCATCTATTCCCCACCCCGGAAGGGTGGGCCGCGAGAGCTCGATCACATCCTTGATTGGGCTGGCCGCGATTCGGTCGAAGGCAAGCTTCCTCATCCGTGGCTCGATGGAGTCCATCTCGTCGAGCACCAGGCAGTCAGCGCTGATGGACCTCAGGCCAGATTCTGATTGTGTCCCCCTCAGGTAGAGTAACGATCGCCCGATCCGCTTGATCCGGGTATTCTCCACTTCCGCGCCGCCATCCTCGGGCTTCAGGTCGCGGGCGTCACGCAGCAGATCCCGGAGCTTCGACTTCTCCAGGTCGCTCATCTCGGCCTGGGTGGGGAGGTAATAGACGGCTCCGAGGTTGTACCGATATTTGAGGCCGTGGACGACCCGAGAGAGCGCCCAGATGGTGACGCCGACCTGCGTGGCCTTCTCCACCACGATCTCCCGGCTGCGGTCGTTGTAGAGTTGCTCCAGATACGGCCTCCGCTCCCAATCCCATCCCTCCGGGATAGAGAGGCGCATGGTAGCGAAAGCCTGGGTAGAGATGGCGGCGGCGCGTCCGGCCACGATCATCTCTTGCGCTGAGACACCTTCCGGGCCAGGGCGATGGCCTCCGCGACCTCCTCCTCGGTGGGCTCCGCCTCCTCGACCACTATGCGCTCGGTCGGCTGGCCCTTAATCAGGCGCTCCAACGTGACGCTCTCCTTCATAGCCTGGACCCAGTTGCGCTTGTCCAGGATCGCGTCGTAGTCCACCACTTGCCGACCGTCCACGATGCGGACTTTGCTCTGAAGCCATCCTCCCACGGCCTTCCAGGCGTTCGTAACGAGTGTGGCGAGCTGTTCAGCTTCTGTAGCAGCATGGGCACTGGCCTTCTCGACAAGCTGACGCTTCACTTCGGATTCAACCAGAGCTTCTAATTCCCTTCTAGTCTCCATCCAGTCGGCATGGGAAGCCTGCTTCCAGAGCGTGTTCATTGGAATATCTTTTCTCGCGCCGAAGGCTTCAAGGGTTTCACGTCCTTTGAGAAACTCCATCCTCAGCACATGCCAATCACGCATGATGAGATACAGCTTTCTCTCCAGTCATGTTCTCCCACCGTTGCACCACCACGTCGCACCAACCAGGTTCAACTTCCATCGCGCGACAGGGACGGTTCAGGCGTTCGCACGCCAGGATGGTGCTTCCAGATCCGGCGAAGGTATCCCCGACCAGTCCAGTCCGTCCAGAGGCGCGGTCATTCTTCAAGATGATTTCAAGAATATCTACCGGCTTTTCGGTGTAATGAAATTCGTTGCCTGTCCGGTCCGCTCTAAGGACATTCCCGATCGCCGCTTCCCCTGAATGCCGCTTCTGACCTTGACGTGATCCGAACATCACGATCTCGTGTTGTGGTCTCCACAGTCCACCCAGACCTGGGGAACCTTTATCCCAGACAATCATTGAACGAACCGGAATCCCTGAGGCTTCCACCAAGTCAAACAAGGTGGTCCACATGCGCCAATCCGTGAAGATATAACAAGTTTTCGGTCGTATGTTGGCTAAGGCATCTTTCATCAACGCCGCATAACCTCGGGAACTCAAACTATCTGAGGCAATCTCTCCCCACGTTCCTGCCGCTTTCCCGGCCTCTTGAAATGATCCTGAACAATAAGGGGGATCCACCAAGAGCACTTCGATCTTTTCACCGTCCAGGAGTCTCTTGGTATCCTGAATTGATCGGCAATCCCCACACAGTAGACGATGTTGCCTCAACGTCCAGAGCGTACCCTTATTGGTGATTGGATGCTCAGGGATCGGAAAACTCTTGGCTGATCCATGCCCCTTCGATCCCCCTTCCCAATCAATCAGACGTTTGAGGTCTGAAGTCTCAAACCCCGTGAGTTTGAGATCGAAATTTTGTTGATCGAGATCGAGCAACAAGTCCTTGAGCTTCGGCATATTCCAGCGGCCGCCAATCCGATTCAATGCCATATTGAGCGCGATCTCGCTGGTAGGATCGCGTTCCACCACAACGACCTCCGCCTCCTCGATGCCCATGTCCGTCATAATCTTGAGGCGCTGGTGCCCACCCACAAGGTTGCCCGTGGTCTTATTCCAGACCAATGGCTCCACCAGGCCGAACTCCTGGAGGCTACGCTTGATGGCCTCATATTCCGGGTCGCCTGGCCGGAGATCCTTCCGGGGGTGTAGGGTGCCGGCTTCAATTCCGATAGCTTCATCGTCTTGATGTTCATACGTCTCTCAATGCCCACATGAGGAACAGGCAGATCGCCACCATGAACATCATGCCAATGATTGTCTGGCTCACGATTCCACGATCCTGAGCTTCGGCACTTCGTCCGGTCTCGGCAGGAGGTTTTCCGCGAGGACTTTCACCGTGATCTCACCGATAGGCATATTCGACCCCACCGGGACGGCCAAGAATTCCGCGCTGCCGACCGTCCAGACCTGTTTGCCGTCCGGTTCCATCTTGATTCCCAATAAGGCGGCATCCCTCGGAAGCCCGTCGAGCCGGATCAACCTGGTCCCGTCCAGATGCCTGAGCATATACAAGAGTTTGGGTGGTTCCACGACATAGGCCTTCACCCTCGCGCCTCCCGCCGGCGAATCCTTCACCGGAGTTCCGCCTTGGCATCACCGTGGTAGTCCGTCCCGTCCTGCTCGGCGTCCTCCTGGACGGCCTTGTAGACCAGGTCCATCTCGGCCCTGAGGTTCTCATACTTCTGTGAGAGTTTCCAGTGCGCCGAGAGGAGCTTCGCGTAGGCCATACGCTCTCTCTCAAATCGAGCGAGCTGCTCCATCCTGGAGGTCAGCCTGGTAATCTCCACTTTGGCAAAGCCGTAGGCAACCGCACGCCAGAGGACCCACCCGAAGCAAGCCACGGCCGCGAGGGCCACGACCTGTTGGCGCGTCGGCCTCATTTAAGCTGTTCCACCTCTACTTCGACGCCCACATTTCCATGCCTTTCCCCGTACTCCTTCTCCAGATATTCAGACACGATTTGCGCGTCGTCCTTATACACCACTTGGGTTAAGGCATCCTCAACGGCCCGGCCCAGCTTGAGGACGTCGGGGCGCACGGTGGGGTATCTCGGGGCCGATGGTCGCAGACCCTTCTTGCCGTAGTGGCTCTTGGGCCGCACCATGACAAACCTCAGAGTGACGGCGATGGGTCCATCGAGGAGTTCACGTCCCACCATGGCCTCTGCGGCGTAGCTCTTGATGTCTTTCTTCCATCCCTTCACCTTCGGGTTGTCGTCCGTCACGACCGGGAACTTCATCCCGGGCCGCATGAAGGCCCTCTTGCTCCCCGCCGGCTCGGCCTTCCCTGGCACGGAGAACTCGATCATCCTGCCCACGTCATCAACTCCTTGATGGCCTGGCGCTCCTTAATAAACTCGAATTGCCGCTCTTGCAACTTCACATCGAAATAGATCCCAAAGGTCTGAGTCATCCACAGTCGCATTGGGTGGTGCCAGGGGTCCTCATGAGCCTTCCGGTGGCAACTCCGACAAAGCGGAAGGACATTGGTGGGCCACCATCGAAGGGCCTTCACCCTCCGGCTGATCCAGTGGGCCACGTCAATATGATGGATTGGAAAGACCTTCTCGCATCCCGCGCACCGAATCCCAGAGAACGCTGGATGAGGTTCCCACCGCTTGAGCATGGCCGCCCGGAAGTTGCGGTCGGCGGTTTGCCAGGTCCATGATTTCATTCCCGCCTCGCTCGCTCGGCTTGGCGGCGGGTGCGGAAAATATCCGCTCTCTTGAGAAAATCTCCCCGTGCGCCAATATAGACATGCTGCAACGGTGATCCGTTATCCTTGACGCCAATTTCTGCTGGGCAGATGGCGTCCTGGAACCACACATATACTTTCTCTCCCCTGCGGAAGGGGCGCTTAGGCATGGGTGACGGTCTCTGGTTGACGCCGTTCCTCTGACTTGGTGTAAAGCCATTGCCTCACTTTCTCAGGAGACCCCCAACAATCAGAGGGGATTTCATTGTAACACCATTGCACAATCTCGTAGAGATCGCGCCTATTCTCATCATCCGCTCGACCGAAGGCCCCCTTCAAGTCATTCGAGAGTACCGCCAGCAAGAAATCTCCTAGCGGAACCCCTTGCTCCACGTACCGTTCAATCCCCTCCTTCGTACTCTGTTTCATGATGCCTCCTGGGGCGGATCGCCCTGTAGCGCTGCCTCAATAATTTCGTTACAGCGGTTGATAGATATTTCCCCATTCAATCGTGTGAGGACTCGCTTCAACCGCTCGATCTCCTGATGACAGCGGAGGACTTCGGCTATGA